CTTTTATAAAGGATGATATTATAATGTCAATATGATTTAAAAGAATTGATCTAGATCAATTATGCTAATTCGTCTGTCAAGTCCCAAGTCTGTCCAGCTTCATTCCAATCATATCTCCAGGAATGAGTATTAGCTGTATTTTGTGATTCTTGTTCTGCTGTTAATGCAGGAGCATCACCGATTGGTGATTGCCAATTAGCAGTTGTAGTATTTTTTACCCAAGAAGCATATGGTTTTTTAGGCCAGAAGATTTGATCATCTTCATCCCAAGTATCACCTATACCTGCGTAATTTCCTCTTAAAGGTGTACCACCATCTTTGTGTTGACCACCAGCTGTATTGTATGAAGTTTGAATCCACATTTGTGCAGGCCAATTATTGTGGTGTTCTAAATATTGTTGACCTACTGATTCATCTTCAACGCCATCAGCGTTAAGCATATCAGAATTATTCAAAGTAAGTACTTGAATAACTTTTCCGTTTGATCCTAGTTTTGCAAAATGTGCCATAATGTTTCTCCTTATATATTATTTCTAAAGTTGTGTAAATGCATAAATATTATTGATATTTATACCTTAATATTACAATACCACTTCCACCATTTCCACCTGTTTGACCAGAGTTTGTTCCGGGAGCACCTCTTGATCCACCGCCACCACCACCACCAGTGTTAATAACTCCAACTTGTCCATTTCCTGGAGATGTTCCTGGTCCTGGCCCTGCGTCTCCGCCTCCGCCAACACCACCAACTCCGTTACTTCCACTATTGGCTTCATAACCACCACCGCCACCACCCGCAAAATATCTTGCACCAGTAACTGGACCTGACTCACCCTGACATCCAGCAAAAGCTGTTCCAACAACATATGAACCAGCTCCTCCATTACCTCCTGGTGCTGCACCAGCTTGACCTGCTGCACTAGCGCCACCACCTCCGCCTGCTCCTCTATTAGTTGGTGCTTGTCCACCTGTTCCACCATCATTTCCTTGAGCAGGACTTACAGGAGGGGTATTACCACTACCCGCTGTTGAAACTGAGCCTGGCTTTTCACCGCCACCGCCTGAACCAGAACCTCCATTTGTACCGGCATTTGATGCAGCAACAGATCCACCCCCACCTGCGGATGTTATTGATGAAAATATTGAATCACTACCATTAGGTGCTGGTGTAGCATTTGGAGCAGGACTTGTACCTCCTGCTCCAACTGTAATTGGAAAAGAAGCGACTGATGCTGTTATACCTGTTGGATTTGCTAAAGGTGAAGTTGCTGGTGCTGGCATACAAGTATCATTAGATACTCTAAATCCTCCTGCTCCTGCTCCACTTCCTGCAACTCCTGTACCAGCTCCACCGCCAGCCACCACTAAATAATCTATTTTGTTATTTGCAGCACAAACAGCTGTTTTGCTTACTGTAAAAGTACCTGGGCCTGTAAATGTATGAATTTTGTAATCTCCAGAACAAGTAACTGTTCCACCTGTTGCCTCCATAAATTCATTAGCTCTAACATTAGAAGTTGAATCTAAAACATTAACCCATCCTTGAGTTCCATCTATATAAACAAAAGTTACTGATTGACCTTCAGTACCTAAAGTTACATCTGCATTTACTCCACCCATTTTTTCAGAACCATTAGGCGAAACCGTTACGGCGTTTGTTTGCCAAGTACCTGCATAATCCACCATAGCTACTGAACTTCCAGCGGCACCCGCCGGTAAATTAACTGTTATAATTCCACCTGTTGTATTTAAAAAATAACCTACGCCAGCTGTCGCTGTAAAGGTTCCTGTTGTTTTAACTGTTGTGTCCCAGGAAGTTTCTCCTGTTGCACCAAATCCTGATGCAGTACCAGCGTTTGTAATTGTTGCACCAGAGGGAATTGTGAATGTATCTCCACTATCTCCTAATGTAACAGTTCCACACGCTGTTCTTGGACTAATTTTATTTACTTTTACTTCACTCATAATTTTTACCTATTGAAATTTATACCTTATTATTACTATGCCTGAACCTCCAGCTGCTCCGTTATTAGGACTAGCGCCACCACCACTACCTCCACCTCCACCACCAGTATTAGCAGTTCCAGCAGTTCCTGTCGCAGGATTATTTCCACCTGTTCCACCACCTCCTGGTGTTGATCCACCACCACTTGTAGAACACGCGTTAGAGCCTCCGCCACCACCACTCGCTCTTGCTGTTGGTGTTGCATTAATTGAAGTTGTAGCTGCTATTCCTCCAGCTCCTGGACCCGGGTGACCACTACAACCTGTTCCGCCAGCACCGCCACCACCACCACCAACAAATGTTGGACCTGATCCTGGACCTGTAGCTCCTCCAGCATTTCCTTGAGGTGGACTTACTGGTGGAGTATTACCAGCTCCTCCAGCTTGTGATGTATTAGCTCTTGCTCCACCACCTGAAGCTCCAGCTACTCCTGCTTGTGGACTTGTTCCAGTTCCACCGCCACCGCCTCCGGCAGATGATATTGTAGAAAAACTTGAAGTACTTCCACTAACACCAGCAGCATTAACACTTGTTGAACCTGCTCCACCGCCACCAACTACTATTGGAAAAGCTGTAGCTGAAACTGGTAAACCAGCAGGTGCATTTAAAGGAGAAACAGTATAGGAACAAGTAGTAGTTCTACCTTCTCTAAAACCTCCAGCTCCACCACCGCCTCCGGCATTTGATCCAGCTCCTGCACCACCACCTATAACCATATATGAAACTGTATTTGATCCTGCTGCATTACCAACCGATGACACACAAAATGTCCCTGGTCCTGTAAATGTATGAACTTTATAATCTGTGCAAACGGTTGTAATTGTTCCTCCTGTTGCAGTAACAAATTGTGCTTGTGCTCCAGCATCATTATTTCCATCATTAACTACCAACCAACCTTTTGTAGCATCAGCATAAACTAAAGTAATTGATTCACCTTCTGTTGTAACTTCAAGATCTAGAGTGTCACCATTAATTTTTTCTGAACCATTTGAACTAATTGTTAATTTGTTAGTATCAAAAGTATTTGCATAATCTCTAAAAGCAGCAATAGCTCCAGCAGATCCTGCTGGTAGATTTGCAGTTATAGCTCCACCAGTTGTGTTTACAAAATATCCTTCACCATTTACTACAGTGATAGTAGATGTTTTAATTGCTGTCTGCCAATCTACAGTTCCTGTTCTTCCAAAACCTGTTTGTGATGCACCTGTTGCTAAAGCAATGGTATCACCACTAGCACCAAGAGTAATATTTGTTCCACATTGATTGATGATGTTTCCACCATCTGAAGCTTGTACGTTATTAACTTTTACTGTGCTAGTCATTATTGAAATTTGTACCTTATTATTACGATGCCTGATCCTCCTGTTGGAGCACTTGCAGTTGGTGAATCACCACCTCCGCCACCACCACCTGTGTTAACTGTTCCAGGTGTTGCTGCATTACCACCACCTCCTGGACCACCACTTCCACCAGGAGCGCCAGCACCACCACCAGCATAAATTGTTGGACTAGCTGAAATAGAAGTTGTTGCTCCTGCACCAGCAGGTCCTGCATCTATACCAATAGAAGTCGCACCTCCTCCACCTGCACCACCAGTACCTCCACCAGCATCAGCGGCCGCACCAGCAAAACCTTGTGCTGGAGTTGTTGGGGGAGTATTACCTGCTCCTCCTGGACCACAACTTCCTCTACTTCCTCCACCTGAACCTCCAGCAACACCAGCATTAGATGGAGATCCTAATGGTGATCTTGCACCTGCACCACCTCCTGCAGATGTTATTGTTGAAAAAACTGAATTTGCACCTGGGGCTGGAGTTGAGGCTCCTGCTCCGCCTGCACCAACTGTTATTGGATAACCTGTTGCTGTAACTGTAACTCTATTGGGTGCAGTTGCATAACCATCTAAAGGACTTGCTGTGTATGGAGTTGTAGGACTTTTTAATTCTCTATAACCACCTGCTCCACCTCCACCTCCCTCATCATATCCGCCACCACCACCACCTGCTACTACCATATAAGAAACTATATTTTCTGGAGCATTTGAAGATGCTGATGTAACCGTAAAAGTACCTGGTCCAGTAAATTTATGAATTTTGTCATCACCAGAAGTAGTAATTGTTCCGCCTGTAGCTGTTAAAAAACTTCTACCTATAACATTTGATGTTGAATCTTGAACATTTTTCCAACCCTCCGTGCCATCTACATAAACAAATGTTACTGATTGACCTTCTGTAGATAAAGTTGTATCGTCTGCCACTCCACCTATTTTTTCTGAACCATTTGGACTAATTGTTAAATTATGTGTTTGAAAACTATTTGTATAATCTACAACAGAAACAATGTTTCCAGCAGTTCCTGCTGGTAAGTTCATTGTAAATGCTCCACCAGATGTATTTGCAAAATAACCTTCGCCATTTGCAGCTGTGAAAGTTGATGTTTTAATACTTCCTGTCTGCCAATCAACAGTTCCTGTTCTACCAAAACCTGATTGACTAGCTCCAGTTGCTAAAGTTACTGTATCTCCTGAACCACCTAAAGTTAGGGTAGTTCCGCATTGTGGTTCAATTGTATTTACTTCTATTTTACTCATTATACTATTACCAACGTTCCTGTTACTGTTAATGTTTGGGTAAAGGTAACGGGACCTGCAAGGACAGCATTTTCAATTATTAAAATATTATCCATTGTTGCAGCGTGAGTATATATCTCTTCTGCTCCAGGTTTATTACCTATGTATATAGTATTATATAAACTATTCATTTTATCTCCTATGCACTAATTGAATCGACAACACTAACATAAGCATCAACACTACTTGCTGCTGAACTTTGTGCTTTCAATACATCAGTATTTTGCATTACAAATTTTGCTCCACCCTGTACTAATTCTACAGCACTTGACGGCGGTATACTCAAATCTTTTACAAGATATCTAGTTGTACTTCCTCCAACAGAAACCCAAACAGATATTGTAATAGCACTTGTTAATATGTTGGCTAATCTTAGTCCGATTACCGCATCATTAGAATTAGCAGTCACAATAGTTGTTGCTGAATTCGTTATCTGCTGGGCGGTTCTTGTAAAATCTTGAGCCATTTTTTATTTTCTCCTCTATAACGCAATGGCCATTGCCACTGCGAATCCATTACTTGCTGCACCTACTGGTACACCACTTGCGTCTAAATAAACTGCTTTGCTTGCAGGTAATGTACAAAATACATCTTTAGTTCCTGCACTAAACGTTACAGCTGAATCTGAGTTAGAACTTGAAATTACTGTACTCCTTGAAAGTGTATCAGGCGTTGCGTCTGTTACAGTTCCAATTCCAACTTCCCATTCAGAAGTACCTTGGTTATAAATTGCATAATAGGTAGTATTACTATTTCCAACTCCCGCTACAAAAGTATCGAACCCTGTTTGAGCTCCCGCTAAATTCAAAGTTCCTGTACCAGTAGTTGTACTAGTTTCTTTTACCCTATCATTTATAACTAATGCCATTTATCCTCCTTAACTCATACTTATGATAGCATTTGCAGGTGTCGATGGATCAGGGAAAGTAATTTTAAATGTACCATTAGTACAAGTTTTATTACCTCCAAAATCTAACACCACACATAATTTATCGCCTTGGTCATCATTGTAAAGTGCTCCATAAGCTGCTGTAAAAGTAGCTGATGTCCAGGTTGCATCTGCAAAATCTGTAGTTGCAATTGCTCCTGTAGAAACAACTGCGTTTCCAGTTAAAGCTTTTCCTGCTGTCGTATAGTTACTTCCACCACTTGAACTTACTTCACTACTTGCACTATAAACACTACTCGCTGTAGTGTATGGATTTGCAGTGTATAAAGCTAATTTAAAACTATCTCCTCCAGATGCAAAATTATGTGTTCCAGTGAATAATTCTCCACGGAATGCATAAGGTATTATATTTGCCATTTTTTATCTCCTTAATAATCTGATGGAAACGGTGATTTAAGGGGTGTACGAATAACTCCATCTTGCCATTCATCCCTACGTCTACGACCTTGTTGTTCGATCGCATACGATTGTAGCGCAGTTTGATATGCCTGCGTATAGTATTGTATCATATCTG